AGTGATTCAGAAATTGTTAAAGTTGCCCAAGTTGTTAGCACCGAAATTCAATCATTAATTATTACTGATGGTGGTGTACCAGAATCCGAAGTATTTAAAGTTGAATCTACAACTGGTAATACTAAGCTACTAGGAAACCTATCTGTTGGTTTTGGATTCAATAAGTTAACGGTAGACGGAAGCACTGGCAATACTAATATTGCTGGAACTCTTACCTCTAATGGCACTCTAACTCTTCGTGGTTCTACCGTAGTTAATAACCAATTCTTTACTATCACAAATGGTGGAGCTACTGGAGTTACTGAAAGAACTACATTCCAAATTGATAGTGCTAATGGCAATCTAACTCTAAATGGTGGTTCGATTAACATCTACGGTACAGATGGAACTACTCCAAGACTTACATTCAATAATTCTTCTGGTGATTTTACAACTTATGGTTCGTTCTCTGCTCTTGGCACAGGAACCAGCACATTTGGCGGAGGAATTCTTGTTCAAGGAGATGCCACTATCAATGGTGGAGATCTAACTGTAAATTCTGGAGGAGCTTTATCATTCAAGGTAAGCAATGATAGATCAGTTACTTTAGCTGGCATTCCTTACTTCTACAACCAAAATGGTGGTAGAAAGTGGATTTATACCGATGAAAGCGTAATTGATGCTACATCAAATATTAATATCTTTGTTAATGCTCTAAGCAATACCTTAATTAAGCTACCAAGTAATCCTAGAATGGGTGATATGATTAGAATTGTTGATGTTGGAGGAAACCTCAACAACATTAATAGCCTTGTCGTTAGAGCACCTGATGGCATTCGTGTACAAGGAACGTTAACAAATACAGCAAGAACTCTTCTTACTGGAGTTGGCTCCTCAACTACCTTTATAAATTATAATGGAGGCGAATTAGTTGTTCAAACTCCATTTGCTGGATTTGCCTTGGTTTACCTATCCCAAGCTAATCCCGATGGAACTGCTGGCGGTCCTTCATCTAAGGTAGGTTGGTATTTAACCGAAGTATAATATGGCTTTTTATCAGCAAACAAGAACAGCTAAAGCTGCCGCTATTGGCACAATCATGCCCTGGACTGGGGGTGTATCAAACATCCCCAAAGGCTGGATTCTTTGTGATGGAACACCAATAACGGCAGCAAGTTATCCCCTTTTGGCTAGAGCAATTGGGGATACTTATAATAATGGTCCATCATCATTTGCAGGTAGTTTTCCAAATTATGCTGGCAATATAGTTCTTCCTAATTTAACTAATAAAACCCTTATTGATATTGAAACTTCTTATTTTGGGGCTGGAGGAACTGGAGAAACACAAGATTTAGATTCAAAAGCAGCCACTGCTGTCACACCTCTCATTGGAGCCAATACAGACAATGGAGTAAAAACAATTTATAATGATATTACTACTGATGTAGTTTTTACTCTTAATGACAGATCAGGATATTCTGGAAGAGCTTCTGGCAATACAATTGGTGGTGGCGAAGGAGTAAGTAAAACTGTGTATATTAGCCCAAGAAAATTGGGAAGAGATCATATTAAACCACACAATCATCCTGGAAGATATGAATCTCTTAGTTATACTAACCCACAACGACCTGGAGCAGGAGTAATTCCTTACTCTTCATTCACATATCAATTTTATTCTTACATTGATTATGATGATGGAGATATTTTATATGGTGGCTCTTCTGACACTGAAACTGGAGTTTCGATTACTTTTGAAGGTCCTAATGCTAGAGGTGATGTCAATGGGTTTGGAAATGGAAGCCCTGGAAGAGTTGTTGCTGGGATCAATGCAGAAAATCCTCCAATCAATTACACTCCATTTAATGTTAAATTAAGTCCACTGCAAACGTTCATGACCAACCCTGCAGTTGATCAATCTACTCCTATACCATATGGTTTGCAAGGAGTTAATCTTAATTTACCTGCTGGATCCAGAAATTATTATCCAGATATTACAAATTCTATAACACAAGCTAATACATTTGATACACTAACAACTCCAGCAGCGTATGATTTTAATCAAATTACTCAAAGTCCTGGAACATCTGATGTAATAGTGCCACACATTCATGATGAATTTGACGTAGAATTTGTCAGGGGAACTTTAAGACCAAATAGTACTATTACTGTTAATGTAGAGGCACCTAATGCTAATCTAAGTTTAGATAATCAATCTAATCAAGCTGCTTTGCAAATTAACTTTAATACGTCGCAGCCAGGATTAACATGTATATACATCATTAGAGCATACTAAAATGGCAAATTACGCTAGAGAAAGATCTAAATTTGGTGGTTATGTTGGATCTATACAAATCCACACTAGTGCTGGATTAGGATCTGACCCATCTTCTGCTGTATTTAATGATATTTTGCCAGCTGGATTTTTGCGATGCAATGGAAGTATTTTAGAAGCACGAGATTACTTATCGTTATCACAAATTCTTGGTGTTGGTGATGCATCAAGATTTGCTAAAGAAGGAGCACTACTCAGAAATGCAGATCCAACTACAGGAGATTTGGGAACATTTCAATTACCTGATTTAGGATCTAAAGTTATTATTCCTAGTAGAGGATCTGGAGATTATGTTAATGATGTGGTAGATTCTACGGGAGAACCCAGAGTTGGACCAGAAATATCTGCTTTTAGTAATGTTGGAAATAGGATTGAAATAGGTTACATTGGAAATTTTAGGGGCCAGGCTCAAACAAATATTGATTTAAATTCTAACTCTACTTATGACATGCCAAGAAGCACTGTTTCTGCAGCATTAGATATTAACAATTTTCAAGGTCATGCACATAATTCCACAGCAACTTATTTAAATTATACTACAAATCATGCTGCTGGAGAACCAGCGGGAGCTGTCGGGTCTGGTAAAGATAATGGAGAACTCACTGGTAATAGTGGAGCGGGAATGTATCTTGATCTTACTCAACCAAATACTTCAGCTGAATCATTGCATTCTCATAGATTAAGTAAACCAGCTATTTACACACACAATTTTAGATATTCTTTTGGAAATTTTGATATCCCAGCAGATCAAGTATCATCATATGTTGATGTTGATTTTACCAGAGATAGAAAATTAGACACTACAGTTTCTCCATTTATTTTAGTGGAATATATTATTAAGTATTAATCATGGCAATTATCTGGAATACTAGGGATAATTCTGGCGGGTTTGGCGGATATACTAATGGTGCTTGGAGTTCTTTTATGAACACCTATGCCGTTAGATTTACTTCCGCATCTTCTGGTACTGGTAGTGCTTTTAATGGTAGTACATTTAATAGAAGTTATTCTGTTTATTTTCCCAATTCAGGAAATTACACAATTACAGCTGCAGCAGATGATAACGGCAGTTTAAATGTAGGTGGTGTAAATTGTTCTGTAGCTGGGTTCAGTGGATCTTCATCTACTACTAGATTTTATAATAGAGGAACATACACTGTTTCGTTATCTGTTTACAATCAATCAAACGGAAATGATTTTTCATCGAATCCATATGGAATTGCAGTTACTATTGATGCTCCACCAGTTCCTCCACCGCCATCAGTAACATTTTCAGTAAGCCCAAATTCTATATGTAATGGAAGCACTGCAACTCTTTCTTGGTCAGTTTCTGGAATAGTTGATAGTGTGAGCATTAATAATGGTATTGGGTCTGTAGCAACATCAGGATCTAGACTTGTTGCTCCTTCTAGCAATACAACTTATACTTTAACTGCATCTGGCGAAGGTGGAACTAATTCGCAATCGATAAATTTACAGATAAAACAGCCAACTCAAACTAGCATAACAGTAGATGATCCTACTATTATTAGAGGTGAAACAACCACATTGAGGTGGGTAACGACAGGAGAATCTACATCAGCAACTATTTCTCCTGGCATTGGATCAGTGAATATAAATGGTTTAGCTAACATTTCTCCAACAGAAACAGTAACATATCAAATTTATGCTACTGGAGTTTGTACTGATGATTCCGATACAGTGACTGTAACTGTTTATCAGCCACCGACTGCTAGTTTAAGTGGACCAGAATCTCTCGATTATGGTCAGCAAGGAACTTTAATATATGAAGCAACTTATGCAGACTCAAATCTAGAAATTCAGCCAGTTTATAATTATAAAACAGGATCTGTAAATGGCACTATTATCACACTACCAACAGGAGCTAGTTCATCAGGAACTGTAGATACTGAAATACCATATAATGATAATGGACCATTTTCGGTCGAATATACTATAATTGCAATGGGCAATGGAGGACAAGAATCTGATAATATTTTAATACCTATAAATGTTGACGAAACTCCAGAAAATTTTTTAGTTCCCGAATCAGAAGAATTATTTAAAGATCAGGAACCAATTTATACACCTGATGCCACAATAACATCATATGAAATTTTGGTAAATAATATAGATGTTCCTGTAGAAATTAAATCAAATAGACCCATACAGGTTGAAATTAATGATGACCAAGTTTGGAATTCAATTAGACCCATAGAATAATGCCGATTAACATAGTTGCAAATTCATCTCAAAGTGTATCAATACCCGAAGACGCTGCTAACGTCAACATTAAGCTATTTGGGGGTAGTGGTGGAGGAGAATTTGTTGATCAATATACTCTTGTTTCTACCGCTGGAACCAGTGGAGGAATAACATCGTTTATTGGATTAAATGCTAATGGTGGTCAAGGAGGAGGAATTGGTGGCAAAAATCAAGGTGGTAATGGAGGTTCGGCAAATCAAACTGTAAATTGGAGTTCTTTGGGAGCTTCTGTTAGCACTGTGAATGGTTCTTCTGGACAATTATCTGCTGGAGGTACTGGCGGAACCATACCTGGATATTCTTCGATCAATGGTGGCAATGGCACTCCACTTCAGGTTAGTTACACTTCTAATGTTTATCATGTTTTTAACGATGATACAGATACACATATAGTTACCCAAAGTAGTCCAGATATTATTGTTGGTTTTGAATCACAATATGCTCCAGGTGCCCCCTGCAATACTAGTCTTGCTTACAAACATTATAGTGTCAATTTTGTTGCTCCATATGATGACGCAAATTATTCGATCAATATTTTTAGTGTTTGTCAACAAGCTGCAGCGGGTGGTACAGCAGGACCTTTTTATGTTTATGGTATAGATTACAAAACTAGATTTGGGTTTAGAATTTGGTTTTGTAGAGCAGGAAATAATAGTTATGTTAGGTGTTTTTCCTTTACCACTACTGGCAATAGAACTCCGTTGGTTGGTAGAGGCGGTGGTGGTTCTGGATTTATTGAAGCAAATATAAGTAGAGCACAACTTATTGAAAGTAGCATATATCGTCCTGGCACTTCACATCAATTAACTATTGGTGGTGCGGGATCGAGAGGTGGCACAACTGCAGAAAATGGATCGAGTGGAAGAGCATTTTTGACTATCGTTTTAGAGCCAAGAATATCTGTGTCTTTGGATGATACAACGATAATTCGTGGAGAGTGTACGACCTTACGATGGTCTGTTACAGGTGATGTTAGTCAGGTATCTATATCTCCTGGTATAGGCACAGTAAATATTAGTGGAACCAGGCAAGTATGTCCAACAGAAACTGTAACATATATTGTTACTGCTACTGGAATGGGTGGTACTGACGTAAAACAGGTAACATTAACCGTCTATCAACCACCAACAGTTAACTTATCTGGACCAGAATCTCTTAATTATGGTCAGCAAGGAACTTTGGTTTATGAATCTACTGACGTAGATGTTAGTTTTGTATTAGAACCAACGTATACCTACAGAAATGGTTCTACTGGAGGAGCAATGTTTAATACTAATTTACCGTTGGGTGCTATTTCAAACGGAACAATAACCACAAATATACCATATAATGATTATGGTCCCACTAGCGTAACATATACTTTGACTGGTACTGGAAATGGCGGTCAAGAAACAAAACAAATAACAGTACCAATTATTATTGATGAAACACCAGAAAACTTTTTAGTTCCCGAAACTGATGATGCATTTAAATCTCAAGAACCTATCTACAGTCCAAATTCAGATGTAACATCTTATGAAATTATAGTTGATGGTGTAGATATTCCTGTGGAAATTAAAGCTGATAAACCAATATTGGTTGAAATTAATAATGACGATACTTGGGATCAAATCAGGAGTATATAACAATGGCAACGTTTAGTCAGACATATACTAGTAATACATCTGTAACTATACCAGCGTTTTCTCAAGACATTACTTTGGTTGTTGTTGGAGCCAGTGGAGGAAGTGGAGGTTATGATGCTGGTTCTCCTGGAGGTTCTAGTGGACCTGGCAGATATGGTGTATTTACTTTACCAAATTCTATAGGTAGAACTCTTACTTTTAGTATGGGCGGACAAGGTTCCAATGGAGTAAGTAGTCAAAGTAGTGCTCCAGGGGGAAGTGGTGGCAGTGGAGTTGCTTCTGGTGGAACAGGTGGTCGTGCTGGTCCTAGTGGATCATCTGGTGGCGGTGGTGGCGGTGGTGGTGCCACTGGTGTTTATGATAGTTATTCCAATTCTTGGATCATTGTTGCTGGCGGCGGTGGCGGCGGCGGTGGAGCTGCATATCCAAGCGTTCCTGGCATAGACGGTGGAGCTGGTCTTGGATGGGGAGGCTCTGGTGGAACTGTCCCCACAATTAGTAGTGGAGGATCTGGTGGGAATTGTCCTACTGATGGATCTGGTGGTGGCGGCGGTGGTGGTGGAGCCAGTGGTGGTGGTGGTGGAAACAATGGTTATGATGCTGGTTCTGGTAATGTAAGAGCTGGTGGTGGCGGTGGCGGTGGGTCTGGATATAGATCTGCGTATTGCACATGGACTGGAGGAACCGCAACATATTTTGGTAGTGGATATGTTACCCTCAGTTATACATTATCTCCTCCAACTATTTCTTTTTCTGTATCTCCTACTTCAATTATTAGAGGCCAAACTGCTACATTATCTTGGAATGTCACTGGAAATATTGATAGTATTAGTATTAATCAAGGTATTGGTGCGGTAAATTCTTCTGGAACGTTAACAGTATCTCCACAAAATACAACTTTATATACTATAACTGCTACTGGTCCTGGAGGAACAGTATCTTCAACAGCTAATCTAACAGTTTATATTCCACCACAAACGACACTATCTTTAGATGATTCTTCTATAATTAGGGGAGAATGTACAACATTAAGGTGGGTCACTACTGGCGATGCTACTTCAGCAACTATAAATCCAGCAATTGGACCAGTTAATATTAATGGATTAAGGCAAGTGTGTCCCACCGAAACTATAACCTACGATATTTTTGTTACTGGTACTGGAGGTACAGATTCTGACAGTATAACTTTAACAGTTTATCAACCACCAACAGTTAATTTGTCTGGTCCAGAATCTTTAAATTATGGTCAACAAGGAACTTTAACATATGAAGCAACTTATGTAGATATATCATTAGTAATAACACCAACATACACATTTAGGGGGTCTACCGTAACTGGAACTTCAGTAAATTTATCCACAGGAGATTCAGTAAATAGTACGATTCAAACTCAAATACCCTATGGAGATACTGGACCATTTTCTGTAACTTATACCATAGTTGCTACAGGAAATGGTGGTCAAGAAACAAAACAAATTATTATTCCCATAAATATTGATGAAACACCAGAAAATTTTTTAGTACCCGAGTCGGAAGAATTATACAAAGATCAAAATCCAATTTATACTCCAGATACAATTCTAACTAATTACAAAATATTAATTGGGGGAGTTGACATTCCTGTTGAAATCAAAGCAGATAAACCGATTTTGGTAGATTTAAATGAACAAGATGCTTGGGAACAAATAAGGAGAATAGAATAGATGGCATATCAGTTTTCTAGTGATCCACTCTTTGTAAGAGAAGGTGATGTAATCCAATTTAAGTATAAAGCGCCTGATACGTGGGATACGACAGAAACTGTCACTATTCAGGTTGGTCTTCTTACGCAATTTTGGTTTATTACTACAATCCCAGAAGACTTTCAGCCAGATCCTTTCCCATTACAACCAGTAGCAAATGCTGATTTAGATACTGTTTATACTTACGGAGATGGAACAAGACCTGGAGAAAATATTATTGTTGTTTCTGGTTTAACTCCAACAACAGTAGTTCCTATATCCGTTTCAGCTAATGACTTTCCTGATATTAACAGATATTCTGTAAGTATTAACGGAGGTGCTTTTGTATTACTTCCAGAAAATACTACTGTACAAAATGGAGACACAATTCAATTAAGAGCAAGAACTTTTAATTCGCCCGCACAAACTCTTAGAATAAGTTTAACTGTTGGATTGGCTCAAGAAACTTGGGAATTAACTACAAAACAAACTCCAATCAATAAACCAAATCCAGCTCCAGTATTTACGCCATTAAATAATCTTCCTTTAAATTCTCCTGTATACAGTAACGTAGTTGTAGTACAGGGATTAACTGGTTCTGGACAAGTTAGTGCTGGTTTTGGTACATTAGTTGGTGTTTCTAGTACAAATACAACACAAACCAATGCCGAAGGATATGATGTTTTATCTGGTGTAACGTTTGCTTCTTCTGCCACTATTTCAAATGGTAAATACTTACAATTATTAGCAACGTCTCCAATTAATCCGAACACATCATTACCAATCGCTGTAGATATTGCTGAGGGAATTGGAGTAAGTACGTGGACAATACAAACAGGTGCTGCATTATCTACAACTCCTACCAATTTCAGTTTCCCGAATATAACTAATGTAGCTCCAGGAGTAACTGTTCAATCTCAATCCAGACCTGTAGGTGGAATTGGTGGATTGAGTGCTGGTGTTTCTGTTCCAGTTGAATTAGTTTCCACTAGTGGCACAGAGCCAAGAATTAGAATTAATGATGGATCTATTGGAGTATTCCCGACAACTGTGCAGAATGGGGATGTTATTACT